GCGTCGAGCACGCCGTTGAAGGTGAGGTTGATCACGCTGCCGCCCATGCCAGTCGCCCGCAGCATCCGACGCGCCCGGGTTCCCTCGAGCGGGATGACTGCCTCGCGACCGGCCTCGCCGATCAGCGCGGTCGTCGGGCCCTTGGTAATGCCGCCGTCTGCGAGACCGTACTTCGCCCTGTTCGCGGCCTTCCACTTCTCGAGCCTCGGGTTCACGTACTGGCCCTTGGTGGTCTTCTTCTTGAACGCCTCGGACTGCCTACCGTATGCAGATTCGAGGCTGCTCTTCACGTTCGCAACTGCTTGGTTGTAGGCGCTCTTCGGGTCATCTACACCCGTCGGCTCTACCTTGACGTCTCCAGATCCCGCGATGGTTTTGATGACGTCGATCTGCTTCCTCAGAGTCTCAAGAGCCAACGAGAACGACAGCGCGAACGCCTCGCCGAGCGACGCGCCGGTCTCTCCTCCGATGAGGGTGTCGAGCTCTTTCCTAAACTGCTCGGCGCTGATCTTGCCTGCGGCGAAGCGCGCCGCCAGGTTGTTGATCGCCTCTTCGTTGCGCGTCCTGTCTGCTTCGGCGATCGCGCGCAGGTTGTTGATCTCGGCCTGACGGTTGAAGTCGGAGAGCGTGAGGCGCGCGTCGGCCGCTGACTTGACCGCGTCGTCGTAGTCCTTCTGCGCCGCAGCGGCGTCCTCTGCGCCCGACCTCGCGGCGTCCTTTGCAGCGACCTCTGCGTCAGCAGCAGTGATCGCGTCCTGCAGGCTTGTCTTCTGCCGCGCCTCTTGCTCAGCTGCGAACGCAGCCTCGAGCGCCGAGATCTGCCTGTTCTGACCCGCGCCCATTGCCTGCCCGAACATTGAGGCGAAGCTGCCCGCAAGCGAGACGACGTTTGACTTCGCAGAGCGCACAGCGTTCGCCATGACCCCGATGAGTGCGCGTGCCGCCTCGCCCTTCTTGTTCCTGATTCCCTGCGCGATTCCTTGAACGATAGGTGCGCCGATCACTCGCGCCGTCAGACGTGACGGTGATCCTGTCTCCAGATCCCTCTTGGCCTGCTCCACCGCTTCACGGATCACCGCGCTCATCGCACCGCTAACCTCGGGCCCGTTCTGGCGGATTCCGTTCGCGACGCCGCTTGAGATAGCGGTGCCGACCGGGCGCGCCTTGCCGGGCGCGTTAGTTGCCGCGGTGCTGGTGGTCTTGCCGAGGATCCCGGCGAGAGCAGTATCGAGCGAGCCTTTCCCTTCCTTGATGCCCCGAGCCGCCGCTGCCGGGATCTTCTTCCCGTCTTTGAAGTACCTCTCGATCGCCGGGTTGCGTCCGCCAGCCTCGCCGGCAATACCAAACAGCGACGAAAGGCTGCGCTTTATCAGACCGCCGAGGGAACCTATGCCCTGGGCGATCTTTTTCACTACTTCGCGACCGAGCTGCAAGGCGACAGACAAGATGCCCTTCGCAGCCTGGAGGATGGCGGTCGGAATGTTCTTCACCACTGCCACGATGCCGTTGAGGATGTTCGAGCCGATCGACTTGAGCCCCTCCCACGCGGCGCGGAAGTCGCCTCGCAGCAGCGCAGCAACCGTGCGCAGAATGCCGCCGATCACTCCGAAGGTCGTCTTCACGACTCCTGCCAGAGCAATGAGCATCGGCATGACCACGGCCTTGATCTGCGGGAAGTTGGTGCGGTAGAAAGCGATCAAAGAAGCGCCGATAGTCTTCACGCTCTCGAAGATGCTTTTGAACGTGGGCCCGAAGTTGGTGCGGAAGTAATCGACGACTGTCCCGGCGATCTGCTTCATGCGCGGAAAGTGTTCCTGAAAGAAGCCGGTCACGTTCTGGATGCCCGTTGTGAGGCTAGGAAGGACTGCCGATACCAGCGGCACGAACGCCCCGACCAGTCCCTGCGAGAGATCCTCGAATGCGCGCTTCGCCTTCTCAACTTGTCCCGGCGTGGTTTCGCCGAACGCCTTCGCCGATCCTCCGACCTGAGTCTCGAGCTCCTTGAGAATCAACTTCTGCGCACCGGCGACGTTGCCGGTCTCGACCAAGCTCTTGATCGTCGCCTTCTGAGTGGCGGTGAACTGCACGCCAGCACGACCGAGAGCGGTGACACCCTTCACCGGATCGTTCAGCGCCTTGCCGACCATCATCGCGCTGCCCTTCATGTCCTTGCCGAGCGCGACGCTGAGGTCGGCAGCGGCGAGGGTAGCCCGGTTGAAGATCTTGTCGGGGCCTGCGTTGCTGATCTTCGTGAACGTGAGCAGCAGGTTCTGCGACGACTGAATGACGTCGTCCTCGAGGCCGGTCGTCTTCTGCAGTGACGACGCGAATCCCTCGATCTCGGTCTGCGTTATCTTCGCTGCGTTGCCGGTTGACTTGAGCGCGGCGGCGGTCTGTGCCGACATCTTCTCCGCTTCGGAGAACTCGCTGATCCCGGTCTGCAGCGCGACGGACAGCCCCTGCCCGATCGCCAGTGCCGCGCCGGCAGCGCCACCAGCGAGCAGCCCCATGCCGACCGCGCCCATCTTCGAGCCCTTCTTGCCGAAGCGACCAGCGGCACTGTCTGCCGTGCGAAAGGCACGCACCATCGAGCTCGCATCGCCGACGATGGCGACCTCTACCTTGCGCGTGCCCCTTGCCATTACTTGCCCTCCCTCGACATCTGCTTGATGTCCTTACCGATGGCCTCAATCTCTGACTGCGTGAAGTCCTGCATCTGCCAGGGTCGGATCCCGTAGATGCGCATCAGACTGGGGTTCCACCAGTCTCGGGGATCGTCTGAGGTTCTGCGTCGTCTGCCGCGGCCGGTTCCGCGGCCGGCGTAGGGTCCGGCTCATCGTCCTCGACACGGATCGCGCCGAACTCCAGCGACTCGAGAGCCTGAATCGGTGCCGCGTCTCCTGCTCGCTCCGCAGCGATCTGCGCAATGGCGAGCACGAGGTCGGTGTCGCCGGCCATAAGTGCATCCTCAATCTCAGCCGACCGGATGCTCGTGAGCGTCTTGATCCTGCCCATCTCGCGGTAGGTGAACGCCTCGGGCATCGGATACTTCTTTTCGCCCTCCGGCCACTGAATGATGATCTGCGTCGCCACTTGTAAAGCCTTTCTCCTAGAGATCGTTTCCAGACAGAAACGTGTCGAGCCAGTATTCCATTGCCCTCTCGACCTCGTTCTGCTTGTTCATGAGCGCCGGCCACAGGAACGCCCGCGGCCCGTACTCACCGAACGCGCCGAGAGCGGACCCGGTCTTCATTAGCGCGGCACCTTGGCTGCTTCGGTTCTTGATCGCAGTCATGCCGCCGCCAGGCAGCAGCTGCACATCGCGGCCGCCGAACTCATAGACGCCCGGGTACCTGTAGCCCTTGTTCATCGCCTTAGCTTCGACGAAGACGCCCTGCGCGCGCACGGTCGGGACGATCCTCGCGATGAGCTTTCCGGTCTTACCTCGCAGGCCCTTCTGCGCCGCGACCATCTTCGACTCGCGAGAAACGATTGAGCCGACGTCCTTGAGGCCTGTGCGGACCTCGGTGCGTGCTGTCTTTGCCACCTTGCCCAGGTCGCGCTGCAGCTGGGCCAGACCCTTGACCTGCAGGGTCTGGCCGGTGGCAGATCCGGCGAGAGTGTTGCCAGATTGCCGAAACTTCGCCACGACTACGAGGCCGTGTCCGAGGTCATGTAGTCGATGGTGATCGGTGCGTTGGTGCCGTCGTTCAGAGCCTTGAAGGGCAGCTCGACGGTGAGCACGTCGGGACCGCCGACCGTCGGAGATCCGCCGTCGAAGCGGACCTTGGGAATGGTGACCTCGACGTACGGGAACGTCGTGGACTCGATCGCCGTCGCGGCCGTCCACTTCGCGGAGAGAGCGACCTGCGTGTTGTTCACGAATCGGTTGAGCGCCGTGAGAGAGTCGAACTCAGCCGTGATGGACCCGGTGATCTCAGTCATGCCGGCGAGGATCGGCTCGCTCATCGTCGCGCCGCCGAGGAAGTAGCGGTCGCTCTTGAGCGAGTTGTTCACCTCGACCTCGAAGTCGGTGATGATTCCGACCGGCGCGCCAGCCACCGAGATCACGCCCTGCGTCCAGTAGAACTGTTCATAGGCAGCTGCGCTGCCGGTCGTCGGGTAGGTCGCAGTCGCGAGCGACTGCCCCGTGGTCTGATCCTGACCGACGAAGCCGACCTCGCTCACCAGCAGCTCGTCGACCGAGTTAGTGAGGCTGAGGGTGTCGACGCGCATCCCGAGGAACGAGAAGGGCTGCACGGTGCCCGAAGTGTCCGGACGACCGACCTGCACCGTGAGAGACGTTCCGAAGATGTCGCCGAGGGTGTGGGAGTGCAGCCGCGCATTCGTAGCGCCCGACGGTGTCGTGATCGACGAGCTGCCGAGCGCGTGCTTGAGCACGAGGCCGAAGCCCTTCGTGGCGGGCTCAAGCGTGACCGAGCCCTCGACGCGCTTCTGCCCGGGGGCGTAGCGGTCGGTGCGAAGCACGCGATTGTTCGCGCGCAAGCCTGGCGACTCGACGCGCTCAATGGTGTACTCGAACGACTCCTCGACGAACTCGAGGAAGCGGGTCGGAGTCTGGTAGGTACCGAAGGTGCTGCTCTCGGCGATGCCGAGCTGCGCTGCGAGGGCTGACCGAATGGCCATTAGATGTCCTCCTCGGCCTTGTCGGGCCTCTTGGTGTTCTTCATCGTTGACGGCGCGGACTGACTCCACTCACCATTGAGCAGGAGGCTCTTCGCCACGTCGTCAGGGAATGCGGTGGGCTGCCCGTTGATCGCCGTCAGCACGCGCCCATCGGCGAGCGGTACATCGACGCCGTCGTGCGGCCCGTGGTAGGTGATCTTCACAGCGGTCTCCTAGATTCGCGCCTGGACACGGACGCCGATCGTCAGCAGCGCGGAGCGAGTGGTATCGCTCGCGCCGACCTCAAGACTCACGGATTCGACCGCAGCCACGCGCACTGTATTGCCCATCGTCGGTGACGTGAGCGTTTCGCGGAGCTGATTCTCCAGCTCGCCCATTAGGACATAGGCGCGCTCTACTGCGGGCTGCGTTTGCTGCCCTTCACGAATGACGAGGATCAGCACCTCGACGGTGTAGATCTCCTCCTTCGCAAGCTGTCCGAGCCCGGCGAATGACTGCTCGCCAGAGAGCCCGAGGATGTTCATGCTCTCGCGACCGGGGTCCGGCAGCGCCGGCCCGTAGTTGACGCGCACGCCGGCCAGATTGGCCCGCGCGACCAGCGCGTCGTGCAGAGCGTTCATGAACGCTGGCGCGGTGCTCGTCGCCACTAGAACACCCCTGCGGTGCGCCGGAACGGTGCCAGAAGGCGACGGGAGGCCGCGGGGAGGGCGTGAGTCGCAGGGCCCTCGGGAGAGAAGCTCTGCGGCTCCTCGATTCCGGCGATAGCGAGCTCGGTGAGATCGCGCCTGAGAGCCGACTGCACCGCGATCACGCAGGCGCGCCTTACGTCCTCCGGCACTGAGGCGAAGCCCCACGCGCCCGCGATGTCGCACAGCGTGTAGCCGAAGTCCATCGCGGTCTGCGAGCTGTGCAGGCTGCTCACGCGGTTCGAGAAGCGCACGCCCTGGTATGGGCCCTGCGGGTTCACGACCGGAGTCAGCTGGAAGTCGATCGAGGCGGTCAGCGTCGAGCCGCCGTCGATATCGGGGTTCAGCTTCAGCGAGCTCACCGTGCGCAGGTCATACGGGGTGAGATCCATCACGAGAGACCCTGCCGGGATCTGGAAGCGCCTGGTCGCCGATCCGGTGGCCGGCGAGAACTCGCGCTCGTATTCGCGGTTGATCGCCTGCGACATCCCGGTGATGAGCGTCTGAATGAGGGCATCGCGCGTCGTGTCAGAGGCTGGCAGCTCGAGCGCCTCGCGGACGTCTGAGAGCGTGCAGAGGTCGATTCCTGACGGCGTTGATCCACCCGGGCTTGAGCTCGTGACGACGAGCTCCTCGGTTGCCCAGGTAGGCGAGCCGCCGCCGCTATCCCAGACGACCTGATACTGCCCTGCGCTCGTTGGCGCGGTCAGCGTGACCGTGTAGATCCCCGAACCTGCTGGGAACTCTGCGATCCCGCTCGTGGTTCGAGATGTCGTCGTGCCGCCGATTCCATCGGTGACGCGCACGCCAATCGTCCCAGTCAGCCCGGTCTGGAAGTTAGAGGCGCTCGCCTCGTATGTCAGTCCCGGTGCGGCGTAGATGCTCATGCGCTCACCTGCGTAGCTGTAATGATGACCGACGGGATCGCCGGCCGCGTCGGATTGGACTGCGTTCCCTCTGCGTGGAGGATGATTCGGTCGTCGGTCGTTGACCAGTAAAGCTCGAGGTAGTCAGACGCGGCCAACTTGACGACGAGATTCCACGCGGCGACCATCTTCGCTTGACTCGCGCTGCCAGAAACCGTGACGCGCGTGTTGGTGTCGGCGACGTTGGCCCCATTCTTGCTGAGCCAGATATCAACCTCGGCCAGCCCTGATCCTGAGTCGCGGTCTATCTGCGCTGAGAACTGCAGGTTGTAGACGCCTGCGTTGGCGAAGGTGATCCGGCTGTTGCTGACCACGCTCACGCCGTTGTTCTGGCCGTCCGAGGCGTTGACGGTGATCGCCTTCGCCTCGTCGTCGCCCGTTGCTGTCTGGTCTTGGGTATTCCAGAAGGAGCCCCAGTAACCAGGCGACAGCGTCGAGGACGGCACCCACTGCGTCCCGTCGTACTGAAGAGATGCGCCCGCGGTCGGGGTGCCGGAGACATCATCGAGGTCGAGAAGACGACGAATGAGGCGGAACGCCGGCATCTAGCGGGTCTCGATCTTCTTCGTGGTGCGAGCGGTGCGCGGACGGCTCTCGGCGCGCTTGGCCGGCGTCTTTGCCTCGTAGCCCTGCGCCCGCAGCTCTGCGTCGATGTCATTCACGCGGTCGCTGAGTCCACGGCGCTCACAGGAGCGACGCTCGTCGATGAGCGCGGCGATGTATGCGGCCTTCTTTTCGTCTGTCACGTCGTCTTTCTCCGGGTCGGGAACGTGACGGGCCCGCCCCCACGAGGGAGGCGGACCCGCTCACGATCAGATCAGTCGGACTAGAGGACCTCGTCGAGGCCCGTGCCGGTGATCGCGCAGATTGCCTCAGGGTAACGGCCGCTCATGAAGGCGGAGTAGCCGTAGTAGCTGAGACGCACGGTAAGGGTGCCCGAGCCAACCGACTCGTGAACCTTGAACCGCGGGGCACCTTCCATCACGCGCAGCGCCGGCGCGTTGATGACCAGGATCGCGTCCTGGTTGGTGCCCGGGTTGCCGAGCGTGGTCGGGACGTTGGCGTCCACGACCACCGGCAGGCCGGCGATGGTGCCGACGACGCCGACGTTCTGCTCGCCCGACGCCATCATGAGCCCGCCCTGCTGGAAGATCGGCGTCGACGTGCTCTGACCAGAGGCCAGGAACGCGGCGCGGCGCGGGTGCATGACGATGTGAGTCGGAGCCTCGAACAGAGTCGAGGTCACGGTGGCGATCGCCTTGTAGATCGGGGCGAGGAAGTCGCCTGCGCCCGGCGTCGAGCTCGTGAACGTCACCGAACCGATTGAGGCGACGTTCAGCAGGCCGGTGTGCTCCGAGGAGGCAGACTGGCCGTTGATGAGCTGACGGTCGAACTCGGTCGTGTAGGCACGCGCGAGGTCGTCAGCGATGACGACGTCGGCACCCGGGAACGACCTCTCGAAGAACTGCACCGAGATGTCGGACTGGCCGGCGATGGTGCGCACCGAGGTGTTCAGCTGCGAGGAGACGAAGTCCGTCTCGCTGACCGAACCGTTCTCAGTCTGCACAGCGACCGAGGTGCCGGTCGTCACGCGCGGGACCGAGATGGTCATGCCGGCGTCGGGCAGCGGGGCCTTCGGCAGCTGCGCGAGCAGGGGTCCGCCGGCGCGAG